TCCAAGCCGGGCGAATCCTGCCTAAACAGCAGCAATAGCCAATTGCAGATTTTTCTGAGCTTTCAGAAGTTGGGTTTTACGTTTCTTGTTCTTGGTAATCCGAATGAACTCATCTAAGGATTTTTGAGCAGACAGTAAGAACTTTTTCAAACTCTCTTCAACTTCCTTTTCCTGGTCAATGGATAAAAAAGAAACGTTTTTGTATTGCGGCTCACTGTTTTCAACCACGTGAACAAATGGCCTGTATTCAATCGGTTCTGAATCCTCAATCACAACCTTAACAGCTCGAATAAGGGTAGACGCTTGGTGTAGTCTGAATTTGTCTGCTGCGATATCGTCACTCCATTCAAAACATGGATGCAAAACCGCCGAGGGGTCACGGCTTTGCTCTACCACGTTTCTAGGGGTTAAGCCTAGATTTGTTTCAATTTCAGTGAGTGCATCCAGCGCGTTTTGCGGATCAAGTCCAGCGGGTGCGCGGTAGCCGTCCGCAAGCTTTGCTATTTGCTTAATTTTTGATTGTGAAAGTCCCATAGCCCAAACCGTTTGAATCTTTTGAAAATGGTCTACCCTCACCAACGCCACATTGAACCCCGGCGCGGTGAACTAGATTGATTACATCTTGCATGGTGAATTGGTCAGCATCGAATTTCACCCGAAGCTTTGCGCCCCATTTGCGCCACAAAGGACGGCAACGAAGATCAGCGACCCCGGTAGCGTTGCGGGTTGCCATCATGCTTTTTTCAGGTTCGCCTGCAATCAACTTTACCAATGGAATGCCATCTACTTTGTCCTCTCCATCGGCTTCAAAAAAGATCGACATTTTAGCCTGAGTCATTTTGAATCCAACGAGCGAACAAACCCGGATGCAAGCAGACCGGAAAGCACTAGCAGGAATACCTACCCATCCATCCATTGAAATGTGCTTTGCCTGTTCAAAGTCTTCATCAAAATCACGGGCATTGCGAACTTTTTTACCCACTGCCGTTGAGCCTGCTTTCATTTTGTCAGCCATTTGCAGCATTGACTTTTGAGAAAAACGAGCCTGCATAAAAGGAGCAGTGCCTACGATTTCAACCTCAATCGTTTGGAAGTTTGGCGCTTTAATTTGCACCGTTGGTTGAACTACTTTAGTAGCCATATTGGTAAAAATAAAAAATGGCCGTCCGGTAAGGTGCGAACGGCCAAAGGTTAGCAAATTGTTTGCTAATTTGTCAACCTGGGGACGCACCTTACCTCATCCCTAAGTCTGGAACAAAGATAATAAACCTTTTTGAATTACCAAACACTTTACAATCTTTCTATATTTCCCCCGCCTCCCTCCCTTACCTTGCCTCGAAATACTACCACGTGGCAAGCATTGCGCAAAAAATCGCGGGCTTATTCATTACCCCTGCTCCCTCCGAGCGGGTAAACCACGTTACGGACACCGAAGAACGAACCAAAACACTCACCCCGCAACAAGAAATGTCGATGTGGTGGGGGCAATCGTTCAACTATTCCAGTTCAGGCGCAACCGTTACGCCGCAGACCATCCTTTCAATCCCTGCCTTTTACCGCGCTGTGAACATTATTTCCGGTGTGCTTTGCTCGATGCCCTTGGAAGTGTACAGTGAGAACAGCGGCGGCGGGACAACTACCGATAAGCGGCACCCGGTTGCAAGACTGCTCAATTTCCGGCCTTCATCCATGTACACCCCGTACACTTTCATTGAAACGATGATTTTACACCTACATGTGCACGGGAATTTTTACGCAATCATTCGTCGCACGGGCATCACTCAGGACATTGTAAGCCTGGACATAGTAGCCAACCCAAGCGAGGTTGAAACTACCGTCACAACCCGCAATGAGCCGCGCTACATCATCAACAAGCAGTCATACAAGCCCGAAAGCGTCCTACACATCAAGGGCATAAGCTGGGATGGGATTTTAGGCGAAGACACCAAGACGGTACACAAGGAAAACTTTGGGCTTGCGCTGTCAATCCGGCAATACCTTTCTAAATTCTTTGGGAATGGTGCGCACTTATCCGGGGTACTCGAAAGCCCTACAAAGCTAGTACAGGACGTTTACGACCGATTGGTGAAGTCTTGGAAGGTTCGGTATGGCAAAGGCGGTAGCGATGAAGGCGGTACAGCTATTTTGGAGAACGGGATTACCTACAAACCGATTTCATTAAGTCCTGCTGATTCTGGAACAACAGATCAACGCCGTGGAAGCATCGCGGATATTGCCCTAATTACGGGTGTACCTCGCTTTATGCTGGAAGAATCCGACCCGACATTTAACAACGGCGAAACCCTTACTAAGCAATTTGTAAACTATACGATTTTGCCCTTGTGCGAACGCATAACGGACGAAATAAACTACAAGCTTTTCCCCGAACGGGAACAGGGCGTAAAGATGGCAAAATTTAACCTTTCCAAACTTCTTTCTGCCGACACTGAACAACGGGCAAAACGACTTGACACCCTGGCTAAATGGGGCATGATTACACCGAACGAAGGCCGGGCAATGGAAGAAATCAACCCTAGCACCGACCCCGAAGCTGATAAACTACATTTTCCGGTAAATATGCTGCCTGCTGACATGGTGGGAGCGCAAAACCAAAATGATAATGGCAATTCCGACGACCCCCCCGCCGACGCAGGAAATTGAAAAGCGGGTTTTTACAATCAGTTACCGGGTTGCGGATGAAGACACCAACGAACCGGGACAAAACAAAGCCGAAAGCCGGACGGTAGAGGGTTACGCTGCTCTTTTTGGTGTAACTGCCAACATTGGCGGCTGGTTCGATGAACGGGTTGAAAAAGGCGCATTCAAAGAAGCCCTGAAACGCTCTGACATTCGCGCATTATTCAACCACGATCCTAATTACATCCTGGCGCGTACTGCATCGGGTACGCTGGAAGTGAAGGAGGATAGTAAAGGGTTGTTTTACCGATTTGAGGTGCCCAATACCAATTTCGGTAACGACTTTTTGGAAATGCTGCGCCGGGGTGATGTATCACAAAGCTCGTTCGCTTTTACGGTGGCGAAACAACGCTGGGAAGAGGAACGAATTTCTGATAACGAAATGAAGTACACGCGGGTAATTGAAGAAACCGATCAGATTTACGACGTGTCGCCTGTGACGTACCCGGCCTACTCCGAGACTACCGTTTCAGCACGTAGCCAAGCAACCGAGTTTCAAAAACCGATTATTTCAACTATAAATAAAGTTGATTCGCTAGACCGCGACCTTCAACTTCTAAAACTGCTTTAACATGACAATTCAACAATTGTTAGAAAAAAGGGCGGGCGTATACAAGCAAATGGAAGCTTTGAAGGCCGCTCGTGCTAACGACTGGACTGCTGCCGATCAAGAGCAGTGGGACAAAATGCACGAAGATTACACCGTTTTGACCCGGCAAAAAGATATGCTGGAACAAATGGAACGTCTTGCCGAGCAAAACACCCCTGAACCAGCGCAAACCGCACAGCCCCAAAAGCGCACTACTCCCGAAGAAGATCGGGAATTGATGGAACGCCGGGCGATGGCTACTTTTGCCAACTACATCCTGCGCGGTGATGCCGCAATTGACAGCGAAGCAAAGAAGCTTTTGAAGGAAATGCGCAAGCAAGGTCACAGCGTCCTAGATTGGGAACGCCGGGGTACGAACGTTATTGCAGGCGAGACAACCACTACCTATGGCGGGTACTTAGTGCCAACTACCCTTTGGACTGAGTTGGAACGCCGCATGAAAGCTTTTGGTGGTATGATGCAAGCTTGTCGGGTGATTAATACCGATGACGGCGGTTTGCTGAACTGGCCTACTAACGACGACACCAGCGCAACGGGCGCATGGTTGGCCGAACCACGTTCGCAGGCTTTGACCGTGGAAGACACCACTTTCAACCGCGTTCAGTACAATTCCTTCACATGGGGGACATTGGCTAAGTTCACAATCGAAATGTTCCAAGACGAGCGGGTTAACTTGCTGATGGAGCAAATCACCGACATTTTCTCTGAACGTGCCGGACGTGCTTTGAACGCCGGGTTTACCACTGGCTCTGGCACTGGTCGCCCTACCGGGTTGCTGACTTCCACCAGTGCGGGAAAAACCGCTGCTTCTGCCACCGCAATTACCAAGGCCGAAATCATCGACTTGGTTCACAGCATTGACCCTGCCTACCGCAATGGGCCAAACGTGGGCTTTATGATGAACGATGCGGTTTTGGCTTACATCAGAAAACTCGATTTTGGTAGCACCAACAATGACCCACTTTGGCAGCCTTCCTATACTGCTGGTGTTCAGGATCGCCTTTTGGGCTACCCTGTTTACATCAATCAGGACATGGATAGTACTGTGGCAGCAACCAAGAAAACTATGGTTTTTGGTGACTTCTCAAAGTACATCATCCGCGAAGTGCAGCGGCCTTCGATGTACCTGATGCAAGAACGCTACATGGATGAATTGCACAAAGGCTTGGTTATGTGGTGCCGTTACGACGGGAAACTGCTTAACAGCAACGCAATCAAGCACTTCTTGCAATCCTAATCAATAACCGTTAGAGCCGTGAACGATGTATCAGGAAAACAAGTGGAAAGTATCAACCGCACCAGCATCCGAGCCAATCACATTATCGGAAGCTAAACTGTATTTGCGGGTTGATACAACCGCTGATGACGCATTAATCACGGCTCTAATTACTGCCGCACGGGAAACGATAGAACGCTACACCTCCCGCGCACTGGTAACGCAAACGATAACGCAGGTTTTAGACTGCTTTCCCGGCTTTGGCTTCCGTTTGGCGGTTCACCCAGTGCAGTCGATAACGAGTATCACGTACAAAGATAGCAACGGAGATATGCAGACGCTTGCAAGCTCTATTTACATGCTGGACAACTTCGAAATGCCAAACGCGGTAGTTTTGAAAGCAAACCAGCAGTTTCCGAGTGTGTATGACGAAACGAACGCGGTAACGGTGGTTTATGTGGCAGGTGAAGCGGCTGGTAACGTGCCTAAAGCAATCCTGCAAGCAATGTACCTAACTATTGCCGACTTTTACGAAAACCGAACCAACTACGTGAAACGCCTTCCGACTGCTGCCGAATACCTATTAGATCAATTCCGAGTATTTATCTTTTAAGATATGGCAAAGGCGGTTGACATGGTTGGGGCAATGCGGGAACGGGTAGAGCTACAAAACGTAACCGAGGCGCAAAGTACAAGCGGGTTCCCTGCTGAAACATGGGCGACGCTGGCAACGGTTTGGGCAGAGGTGAAATACAACATTCTACCTAGTAAAGAGGATGCAATGGCCGATAAAACAACGGCGGTCGGAGTGGTAACATTCCGCATTCGCCTACGATCTGACATAAACGAAAAGACCCGGATTTTATACCGGGCGAACTACTACGATATTGTAGCGATTGAGGAAACACCAGGACGGGAATTTCAGGTTATTCAGGGCGAAAAACGGGTATAATGAGGATTGATTTGGATGTGCAAGGAATACATGAGGTGAACGCTGCATTTAAGCAGGTTTCAGCCCGTTTTTCTAATCCAGATACCCGCCGTGAAATTGCCCAAGCAGCCGTACCTATTGTGGTTCCTGCGATCCAGAACGTAAGCCCTGTAAGCAAGAAAGAGCATAAGCGGTACAATACGCCTAAGCTTGTAAATAAGCTCAGAGCGCCCAAAGGAATGGGTCGGGTGGCTGCTACTTACTTACCTGGGAACTTGCGCAATGCCGTAATAGACCTGGCAACCCGCCGCCGTAAATATGCAAAATCTCCGGTGGTGGTTGTAGCTCCATTGTACAGCCGAAGCAAAGCAAAGATTGTAGGTAAAGGCAAAAGCGTTGATGCTTACTATGCCCACATGGTTTACGGTTCCGCTGCTGCCTACCAAAAGAAGGTACTAATTGCCGGGCTAAACGTAGCAGGCACACCCGCAGCCGGGGCGATGATCGACAAGGCGTTAAGCGTATTGAAAGACGAAAAAGCAAAAACTGGGCTATGAATGTAGGGCAAATTATCTACGGTCGATTGAGTGCTGTTGCTGGTGTTACTACGCTGGTGAGCACTCGAATTTACCCCGATATGGCACCGCAAAACGCAACGTTTCCCTATGTCGTTTTTCAAAAGCTGCAAACGCAGCCTACCGACACAAAGGAGGGTGTAAGCCCACTGGATAAGCTATTGGTTCAGGTAGACTGCTACTCGAACAACTACGACAATGCCCACGCACTAGCTGCCGCCGTTCGGACTGCTTTAGACCGATACGCGGGAACGGTTAACGGGCATGTGGTGGACAAGATTATTTTTTCAAACGATTCTAGCGGAAGCCCGCAGGACGTACCAACCGCAACGGGTAGTATGATTTTTTGGGCATCTCAGGATTACGAAATAAGGCTGAAACGATGATAATCAGGTGGACAAATCAAAAGGGTGTGCTAATGGCTGGCAAAACGGTGGACATGCACCGGGCGCAAGCACTGGAAGAGGTGATTTGTGGTAATGCTACCCTAGTAGATCAGGTGGACAACATCGAACGCCAAGTAATAGCGGAAAAGATCGAAGCTCGAAAGGCTTCGCAAATGATAACAGTTTTGCATACAACGCCTGATGACTATTTAGATGAGTCTAATGGTGAAATTCAACAACCTTAAAAAACAAATTAAGCTATGGCAACGACAGGCATAGTAAACGGTACGAACCTTCGTATCTACTTAGACACGGGCGCGGGACTTGTTGCCGTTGCCTATGCAACCTCATGTTCTATCGATATGAGCCGTGAATTACGCGAGTCTGTAACAAAGGACTCGACAGGCGGCGGCCAAACCGGGTGGCGTACCGTTCGGAGTGGGCAAAAATCCGCTACCATTTCCGGTGAGGGCTTGGTAGCAATGGATGCCGACACCAACACAAACCACAAACCGATCACAGATTTGTTTGATGCTTTTGCAAATGGTACATCGTTGTCTTGGCGGGTAACTACTGATGTTACAGGCGACGACTTTTTGAGCGGTGCCGGCATCATGACAAACCTTTCCTTGAACATGGGCGCGGAAGAGGATTCGACCTATTCGTACACCGTTGAAGTAAACGGCACAGTCTACCAAGGAACAGAATCGTAATTTTTTAAACACCCATAACGATGATTGAAACGATTTTGATTAACGGAATTGAGGTTCCGGTCAAGTTTTCTATGATCGGACTGTTTAAATATCTTGAATCAAAGGGGAAGGGGCTGGAAGATTTGTCCAGCCTTTCCTTTTTAGAAATTCTTGATATTTTTTGGATTGCTGTTAGGACTGGTTATCGCCGGGCTGGACAAGAAAACCCCTTCAAAAGTGAGGACGAGTTTTTCGATGCAATCGACGACGATACACCCGCAATAGAACGCTTTACAGAGGCAATGAATCGCAGCATGGAAAGTGCCGAAAAAACCGACAGCGAAAAAAACGGGAAAGTCCCAGCGAAGCAAAAAAAGTAACCTGGGACTACATCGAAGGAATTTTGTGCGGTCAATTGCGTGTACCAGAAACCGAGTACCAGTTTTGGACATTTCGACAATTTAATAACGCGGTAAAGGCTTTTTATGCAATGCAGGAAGCAAACGAGCGGCAAAATTGGGAGCGTACACGGTGGAGCACTTCGGTTCTACTTAATGTCCAACTGGACAAGAAAAACCGGATTAAGCCAACACAGTTGTTACCCCTACCCTGGGATGTTGAAACGAAAGCTCTTGCACACAAGGCAGCGAAACAAGTAGACGAACGGACTTTAGAACGCTGGAAAAAGTGGGATGAAGACGCGAAACGGTTAAAACAAAGCTGATGGCATTTAATAAACTTAACGTTGTAATCGGGGCGAATATCGAATCCTTGCAAAAAGAACTTGCAAAGGTCGAAAAGTCTTTACAGCGTTTTGGGCGTAAAATGCAGCAGATTGGCACGGACTTAACCCAAACGCTTACTGTTCCTATTGCCGG